ATCCTCGACGAACTGGTGAAGGCGAAAGTGCCGCCCGAAAAGGTGGTCGGGATTAGCCAGGGCTGGAAGATGACGGGCTCGATCAAGACGGCGGAGCGCAAGCTCGCCGAGGGCGCGCTGATCCACGGCGGGCATAAGATGATGGACTGGGTGATCGGGAACGCGAAGATCGAGCCGCGCGGCAACGCGGTAATCATCACGAAACAGGCGGCGGGAACCGCGAAGATCGACCCCTTGATCGCGCTCCTGAACGCCGTCTCGCTTATGAGCCTTAACCCGGCGGCCGCGGGCGCGAAGTACCAACTATTTTTTGTTGGAGCGGATAAGTAATTGATCCAGCATCCACGCCGCCTTTTGCAAGCGTCTCTCTGTGGTCCAGTAAGCGGCGCGCCCAGCCTGTTGGCGCGCCTTAGCTTCTACGCTTCTAGGTAGCCGGGCGGTTGCGGCTAGTTGCTCTTTCCTTTCAGGAACGCGCGCAGCGGCTTTCTGTTTTGCGATTTGATTAGCTCGAACTTCAGGATCGGCCCACGCTCGTTTTATACTGGCTGCCATTCTGGCGCGTACGTCAGGAGTAAACCCTGCTTTGCGCAGTAGGCGAACGCGCTCTCTATCCTGCGGAGTAGGCAAGTCAACGCCCTCGCCGCCTTTCGTGCCGTTGGTTAAATCAGCTCCAGCAGCGATAGCGTCTGCGATGTGGCGCCGTTCATATTCTCGCCAGTCCGCTCCACGAGGGACTTGGCAAAGGATTTCAAGAGACGGCTTGAGGTTTAGGCTGAGCAGCGTTGCTAACCAGCGAGCGGCATGATGTTTTTCGTAACCGCGACGAGCAGTAAATAGATGGAAGTAAAGGCGCTTTTCTGGCCGGTTGGACTTACCGATATACCTTATCCCGTTGGAGACGGGACAACGAAGCGCGTATATCCAGGTTACTTCGTGCATTGCCGTTTTAACGCGCGGTAGATTGTAGATAAAGCGATGCCTGTTTTCTTAGCCGCTGCGTAGGCCGTCATCCCCTCCGCAACCAACTTGAGGGCGCGCGTTACCTGTAGTGATTGACGGGCTGACATTCAGAAAGTATAGCGCATAACGCTATATAGCGTATATGGGGGCTAGGCGCGCAAACGCAACTAGGCGTACTATTGCGCCGTACTTGAACTGCCAACGTCGTGATGACGTGGGCAAGCCGGGGGCGCGGCAACCGCTCCCGGTTCCTGAAAAGGAGTTGGCGATGCGTTCGGTTTTCCCGAGGATCAGGATGGACGCCAAGCCGGCGGGGCTGAAGTTCCGCGCCCCCGCTTCGGCCGTCGCGCGCTTCGATAAGTCGATCCGTTCGGCGGCGAAGGCGGACGGCGAGATCGAGATTCTAGGCGAGATCGGCGAGTCGATGTGGTCGGCGGAGTTCACGACCGCGAAGATGGTCAAGGACTCGCTGAAAGCGATCGGCAAGGCGCCCGTCCTGGTGACGATCAACTCGCCGGGCGGCGACGCCTTCGAGGGCATTGCGATCTACAACCTGCTGCGCGAACACGGCTCGAAAGTCACCGTGAACGTGCTCGGGCTCGCTGCGTCCGCCGCGTCGATCATCGCAATGGCGGGCGACACGATCAAGATGGGCGCCGCGGCGCAGATGATGATCCACTCATCGCACGGCCTGGTGATGGGGAACCAGTCCGATATGCGCGAGTTCGCCGATCTGCTCGACTCCATCGACCGCTCGGTTGCCGGCCTCTACGCCGCGCGCAGCGGCAAGGCGGAGCCCGAAGTGCTCGCCATGATGCAAAAGGAAACCTGGCTCACCGCCGCGCAGGCGGTCGAGGAAGGGTTCGCAGATATCGCCGTCGCCGACGACAAGAAAAAGGCGAAGGCTCTCGGCACCTCGCTGATAACAGACTCATTTCTCGCTCAAGACCTCGACCGCTTGCTCGCCGCGTCAGGCGATAAGGCAAGGTCGGTCGTGCGACTGAGCGCAACCCCGCCCGGCGCTTCGGGACCGCAGCACAACCCGAAAGGAAAGGCAATGAAAACGATTCAGGAACAGATCGCCGCGATGGAGGCCAAGCGCGCGGCAAGCGCGGCACGCCGCGAGGAAATCCAGTCCAAGGCCATCACCGAGGGCCGCACCAAGGACGAAGCGGAGAAGCAGGAGTTCGACGGCCTCACGACCGAGATCAGCACCATCGACACCGAACTCGTCGATCTCAAGCTGATGCAAACGCAGACCGTCTCGCGCGCCGCGCAAGTCGTGGGCGATGACCCCGCGGCGGCCTCCGCTTCGCGCGCCGCCGTCGGCACCGGCATCGTCAGCGTCGGCAACCGCCTGGCACCGGCCCAGAACTTCGGCCGCTACGCGATGGCGCTCTACCAGGGCGGCGGCGTTCCGTCGAACGCCCTCGCCATCGTCCGGTCCCGCAAGGACTGGATGGACTCGGCGCCAGGGCTGGAGAAGGTGCTGATGACGGCGGTCGCCACCGGCGATACCACCACCGCGGGCTGGGCCTCGGAACTCGTGTACGCGCAGAACCTGCAAAACGAGTTCATCGAATACCTGCGCCCGATGACGATCCTCGGCAAGCTGACCAACGTGCGCCGGGTGCCGTTCAACGTCCGCATGGGCTCGCAGACCGCGGGCAGCGCCGGGAACTGGGTCGGGCAGGCGAAGCCGATTCCCGTCTCCAAGCTGACGACCAGCAGCCTCTCGCTCGGCATCACGAAGGCCGCCGGCCTCGTGACCATCGACGACGAACTGATGCGCTCGTCCTCGCCGTCGGCCGAACTGCTGGTGCGCGATGACCTGGCGGCAACCATCTCGGTGCTGCTCGATACGTCGTTCATCGACCCGAACCTGGGCGGCGTGACGAACGTGCAGCCCGCGTCGGTGCTCTACGGCGTGACGCCCACCACGCCGAGCGGCACGAACCTCGCCGCTATCTCGACGGACGTTGCGGCGGTGTTCGCAGCGGCTATCGCCGCGAACCTCGACCCGACCTCCGGCGTCTGGGTAATGTCGCCGACCACGGCCCTGAAACTCTCCCTGATGATGACCGCGAACGGCGTCAAGCAGTTCGACGGCCTCTCGATCAGCGGCGGGACGTGGCAGGGCTTGCCGGTGATCGTCTCGCAGAGCGCGAAAATCGCCGGTTCGCCGCAGTTCGGCGAGATGATCGTGCTGCTGCTGCCGCGCGAGATTCTCCTGGCCGATGACGGCCAGGTGACGATCAGTATCAGCAACGAGGCGGCGTTGGAACTGCTCGACAACCCGACGAACACGGGCGCGGGCGCGACGGTGGCGACGGCGATGGTCTCGATGTTCCAGACCAACTCGGTCGCCATCAAGGCGGTGCGCTACATCAACTGGGTCAAGCGCCGCAGCACCGCGGCGGCATTCATCCAGGCCGCGAACTACGCATAACGGAAAGGTAGTTGGACTCGACGGGCGGGCCACTCCGTAAAGTGGTCCGCCCGTTTTTTAGGTAGGAGCGGACAGGCGGGATGCGCATCTTCGGCATGGAGTTCAGCCTCAAGCGCGTCAAGGCGCAGACCCTGGCGCTTGTTCCTTCCTCTGGTGGCGGCGGGTTTTTCGGAATCGTCCGCGAAGCGTGGGCCGGAGCGTTTCAGCAGCACATGGTCGTTGACGCCCCGCGCACGCTCCTCGCGTTCTCCGCGGTGTTCTCCTGCGTCACGGGTATCGCCACGGACATCTCGAAGCTCCGCGTGAAGCTGGTCGAGGAGGACGAGAACGACATCTGCACCGAGCTCGAAGTCTCCCCATTCCTCGGCGTGCTGCGCAAGCCGAATCGGTATCAGAACCGGATTCAGTTCCTCGCGCAGTGGATCATCTCGAAACTACTCTACGGGAACGCCTACGCGATCAAGGAACGCGACCAGCGCAGCGTCGTCGTGGCGCTGCACCTGCTCGATCCGCAGCGCGTGAAGCCGCTGGTGGCGGAGGACGGTGGCGTGTACTACGAGCTCGCGGCCGACAACCTCTCGCGGATACAGAAAACGATCACCGTGCCTGCGTCGGAAATCATCCACGACCGCTGGAACTGCCTCTGGCACCCGCTGGTCGGCATCTCCCCGATCTACGCCTGCGGCGTTTCGGCGACGATGGGGAACCGCATCCAGGCGAACTCGACCAAGTTCTTCGACAACATGAGCCGCCCGAGCGGGCAGCTTACGGCGCCGGGCGCCATCTCTGCGGAAGTCGCCGCGCGACTGAAG